ACCAATACTAATCAATTAGTTAATGGTGCTGGATTTATAACCAATAATTTAATTGGCGATTTCAGTGTTAGTGGTGATATTTCTATTGGAGGAACTCTAACATATGAAGATGTTACTAATGTAGATTCAATTGGTCTTATAACAGCTAGAAATGGAGCAATAATCAGAACAGGAACAGCAACTACTGCCTTAATTGTTGAAGGTGATACTAGAGTAACAGGTATCATAACTGCCACATCATTTGTTGGTGATGGTTCAGGTCTTACCAATGTAGGTATGGACACATCTAATGTGTCTTCTGATACTTTAGTAGTTACTGGAATATCAACACTTGGTGTTGTTACTGGTGCAACATCAATTCAGGCAACAACCTATTATGGTGACGGAAGCAAACTTACTGGTATTAGTGCTGGTGCAGGTGGCACTGACAATGTATCTTCTGATACTATTCAATCTGGTATTATAACTGCCACATCACAGTTCTATCCCCCCTCACTTACATCAGTTGAGAGAGATGGACTAACCTTTAATGTGGGAGCATTTATTTTCAATGAAACAGAAAATAAACTCCAGATGTATCTAGGTGGTAAATGGAAAAACCTAGCATTTGAATTGGATACATATTCAGTTGTTGGTTTATAAATAATAAAAACTCTTGTTTCTAATGAACGAAGATCTAAGAGACTGGTTTGGTTCTGGTCCAAAAGGTGGTAAAGGTGGTGGTGGTTGGGATCGCTACAACTCTAAAGGTGAACGTGTAGGTAAGTGTGCACGTGATGATAAAGATGGTGATGGAACTGCTGATGGTCCAAAACCAAAATGCCTATCAAATGAGAAGGCAGCAAAAATGTCAAAAAAAGAAAGGGCATCTGCAGTCAAAAGAAAAAGAGCAAAGGACCCAGTAGCAGACAGATCAGGGAAAGGAGGAAAACCCATCATGACTTCAAATAAAATTAAGGAAAGTTCATCACCAATGGTGAGACAAATTCTTGAAAAAATTGAATGTGAAAAAGAGTGGAGTCTTGTAGAGGAGAATAAACCCACTAACCCTGCACTTTGGTCTAAGTTTAAATCACAAGCAAAAGCAAAGTTTGATGTATATCCATCTGCTTATGCTAATGGTTGGGCTGCCAAGAAGTATAAGGCAGCTGGTGGTGGATGGAAGTCTACTAAGTCTGAAGAAGTAGAAGTGAAAAATTATACTATTGAGGAAGCAATTGAAACAGTGAAGTCTCGTACTGGTCAAGTATATGCAGTAGGATTTGTGTTCAGGGGCAAGTATATGATGGCAAAGGTATTCTTCCCAAGTCCTAAGAGACCTAGCAGGGATGAGGTACAAGCAGCACTAGAAAAAATTTATCCTGGTTCTAGGTTGCAGAGATTTGATATGTCTCACATTGACTACTCAGACCCTTATATCAATATGCCTGTAAAAGAGGAAGTTGAAGAGATTGAAGAGAAGTCTGCTGCATGGCAGCGCAAAGAGGGTAAGAATAAAGAAGGAGGATTAAATGAAAAAGGGCGTAAATCTTATGAAAGAGAGAATCCTGGCTCTGATCTTAAAGCACCTCAACCTGAAGGTGGACCTAGAAAAAGATCTTTCTGCGCCAGGATGAGTGGCAATAAAGGTCCTATGAAAGATGAGAAGGGTAGACCAACTCGTAAGGCTCTTGCCCTTAGAAAGTGGAAATGTTGATTAGGTGATTAAATGAGTAATGATGTTTATTTGGGTAATCCCCTTCTCAAGAAGGCAAATACCCCAATTCAGTTCACACAAGAACAAATTGAAGAATATATTAAGTGTAAAGAAGACCCAGTTTACTTTGCTAATAACTACGTCAAAATTGTAACCTTGGATGCTGGTCTCCAACCATTCAAGACTTATGACTTTCAAAATAAATTAATCAATAATTTTCATAATAGCAGATTCAACATCTGTAAGATGCCAAGACAGACTGGTAAGTCTACTACTTGTGTATCTTATCTCTTACATTATGCTGTCTTTAATGACAGTGTTAATATTGGCATCCTAGCAAACAAAGCATCTACTGCAAGGGAGTTGCTGGCAAGATTAGCTACAGCATATGAAAACTTGCCTAAGTGGATGCAGCAAGGTGTGTTAGTATGGAACAAAGGTAACATTGAGTTAGAAAATGGATCAAAGATACTGGCTGCTTCTACGTCTGCAAGTGCTGTCAGAGGCATGTCGTTTAACATTCTCTTCCTCGACGAATTTGCTTTCGTCCCAAACCATATTGCAGATGCCTTCTTTGCCTCTGTTTATCCTACTATTACTTCTGGTAAATCAACAAAAGTCATCATAGTCTCAACGCCTCATGGCATGAACCACTTCTACAGGATGTGGCATGATGCAGAGAAAGGAAAGAATGATTATATACCCACTGACGTTCACTGGTCAGAAGTACCAGGAAGAGATGATAAGTGGAAGCAACAAACAATTAAGAACACATCTGAACAACAGTTCAAGATTGAGTTTGAGTGCGAGTTCTTAGGTTCTATTGATACACTGATTGCTCCTAGCAAACTAAAAACTCTTATCTATGATAATCCTATGACCAGAAATGCTGGTCTGGACATCTATGAGCAACCATTACAAGAGCATGATTATGTAATGACAGTTGACGTTGCAAGAGGTGTGGGAGAAGATTACTCTGCATTTGTTGTGGCAGACATTACTGAGTTCCCACATAAGATTGTGGCAAAGTATAGGAATAATACTATTAAACCAATGCTATTTCCAAATGTAATTTACGAAGTAGCAAAGAGTTATAATAGTGCATTCATTTTATGTGAAGTAAATGATATTGGTGACCAGGTTGCAAGTATTATTCAATATGATTTAGAGTATCAAAACCTATTGATGTGTTCTATGAGAGGTAGGGCAGGTCAAATTGTTGGACAGGGTTTCTCTGGCAATAAAACACAACTTGGTGTTAAGATGAGTAAGACTGTCAAGAAGGTAGGGTCACTCAACCTTAAGACAATGATTGAAGAAGATAAACTTATCTTCAATGACTATGAGATTATTTCAGAACTGACCACATTTATATCTAAACACAATTCATTTGAGGCAGAAGAGGGTTGTAATGATGACCTTGCTATGTGTTTAGTCATCTATGCTTGGTTGGTAGCACAAGATTACTTTAAGGAACTAACTGATCAGGATATTAGAAAAAGATTATATGAAGATCAGAAGAATCAAATTGAGCAAGATATGGCACCATTTGGTTTTATGAATGATGGTTTAGATGAAACTACTTTTGTAGATAGTGAAGGAGATAGATGGTCTACTGCTGATGAGTATGGTACAACTGGTGGTGGTATGGACTATATGTGGAACTGGAGATAATGGATTTAGATAAGCAAATCAAACTAGGTCATTTACTTTTAAATGATAGGAAATGTAGGGTTTGTGGTAAAACCAAAAACTTGATTGATGGATTTTATAGGACAAGAAAAGATAGAGGACCAGTAGCATCATCATTTTCTCATGAGTGCAAAGATTGTACCATTGAAAGAATTGTGAAGACAAGAAAATGTAAGAATGACTGGTCATATCCTGATTGGTAGTTATTCACTCCACTTTTCCCCAGTCAAAACACTCAAAATCCTAAATATTTTGTAGTAAAACAGAGACTTTAAGGAGAAACATATGGCTACTCCTCAATTATCTCCAGGAGTATTAGTCAGGGAAGTTGACTTAACTGTTGGTAGAGCAGAGAACGTCCTTGATAATATTGGAGCTATTGCTGGTCCTTTTCCACTTGGACCTGTTAATGAGCCGATCACCATTGAGACACAGCAACAATTCTTGGACACATTTGGAAAACCAATGTCCACAGACAGACAGTATGAGTACTGGATGTCAGCAAATTCATTCCTCTCTTATGGTGGTATCCTTAAGGTAGTAAGAACAGATGGATCTCAACTTGTCAATGGCAATGCTGGAGTAAATCAAGCATCATCATCATCTCTCAAGATTGAGAATTTTGATGACTATGAACTAAATCACGAAAATAGTTCAGAGTACTATTGGGCATCAAGAAATCCAGGTTCTTGGTCAAACACAATGAAGGTTTGTACCATTGATGACCAGGCAGACCAGATTGTTAGTATTGCAACCACAAATCCTGGTTCACTTGAATATAAGGTTGGTCTTGCAGTTACAGCAACTAGAAATGGTATAACAATTCCAGGTGATGGTTCTACTTCAACCTTCACTGGTTCACTAAAGGGCATCATTACTGGTGTCAATACTGATGCAATAAATGGAAACAGCACACTAGAACTGAAGGTAATCTCAAGACTTGCTCCTGATACCCAAACATTTGCTGGTGTAGGCACTGCTGGAATTGATATTCAATTGGAACCAAATACCACAACAGTTTTTGTGGATGGTACTTCAGGAATCACAACTGGAAACATTCTTGTTACTGGAAATGGAAACTCAAAAGCAGTTGTTACTGGTTTTGGAACAACTTCTGTTACCCTTGCAAGTGGTATTGGTAATACAGTAACAGTTGGTACTGCTGTCACATTTGAGAGCATGACAGTAACAACAGGTGGTGAGACACCTGTTACGTATACTAACTTTAATAATTCTGCTTCATTTGGTTCAGGTGATTTCTTAAAAATAAGAAATAGTTCTGGTGCTGATGTTGGAAATCCTGTTTTTGCTGATGCAGCAATTGATTGGTATGATCAACAGACATTGGGTCTTGAAAATTCAGTAGTATTCTGGAAGTCAATTGCACCAAAACCTGTTTCATCCCAATACTCAACTTCAAGAGATGGTAGTGGTGATGGAATCCACATTGCAGTTGTAGATGACACTGGAGATGTAACTGGTATTCAAGGTGCAATCCTTGAGAAATTTACTAATCTCTCAAAATCATCTGACGCTACTGCAGATGGTGATGCACCTACAAGAATTTACTATAAAGACTTTGTTGCAGACAATTCAAAATTTGTATTTGCTGGATACAGTCCTGCTAATACAACTGACACCTATTGGGGTACTACTCCTGTTGCAACTGGTTTCTCAACTAATTACACTGCAGTCACAACTGGTGCAGGTCTCTGGGGTCAAGAAGCACAAGGCATTAAGTTTAGTGCTGTTGGTAACAACACTTACTCATTGGGATCTGGCAATGATTATGATACCTCAGGTGGTATGAAGGCAAT